TTAAGTTTTAATATCACACATCATGGACCGGGAAAGCCTAAATAGCTCAGCGGCCCAAATAGCGTTAATATAATTTACTAAGAGCACCCAAGACCAACCGGGCACTTTGTGCCCGACCTATAAAGATGTCGTTTTAAACGCCCATGGAGTACTTGAGGAGGAGATATACCAAATTGAAGACGTTGAAGAGACTTATTTGGTTGGAAATTGCGAATTACATGGTTCGGTTATAGCCGACCATCATGATCTCGCGACCGTGTTTGAAAACCATTGGCCAAAAATGAAATATGATAATTGTTCATTTGCGGTCCATGATAATATTTGCCATTGTGGCTTCTTTACAGTTGCTGCTCCACTACGGTTAAATAGGAGGTATGGATTTGGTTCTGCAGTGACCCACGTAACGACTTTAGTTGAAGGAGATTTTGAATCAACTAGAGAGGGTCTTAATTTCGACTATCTCGTTAATGATATAGGCGATTGCGGCAGTGAATGGATTGAGAATCCTAAAGCAGCTGCACGTCAAGATCGGAGAAAGCTGAGACATGCCAGTCGTGTTAAAGATGTTAACGTCAAGGTCAAGAATAGACATAAATTTTTTGGGATGAAGCCTAATGCTGGTGATATCACTCCCGAGGACGCTGAAGAACACATTAATAGTGTTATTTCTGCGCTTGTTAAGAGTTTCATTGCATACAAATCTCAGAATTCATGTATTGTTTTCATGATGTTTCTGGATTTTATCCGCGAACATATCCCTAGTCAAGCTTATGGCATGTTTGCTCAGTGTGCTTTGGATTGGAGCGAAAAATTCAAGGATGCCACACTTGAGCAGGTGGTGGATAAAGCCAAGTTATGTATGAGCAATTGGAAGCTCTTTGAGACCGGTGATTTATTCCCTATCTTCAAAGAACTGCTCACTTTGTGCAGCGTTCTTGTTTTGACACCATCCGAATTTCTCCCAAGATTGATGGAGAAGCGAGGGGCTTTCTTTTCGTATCTTGACTCGATTAGGGAGAATTCGACAGATGTTGTTTCATGGATTATGAAGACTGTCGCTGCCATTTTGGAAAGTGTCAAGAAATATAAAGATACTGGAGATGTTGTCAGTGCTTTTTGTATAGTCACCCCTTACCAGCAAATGTGTTCTACGTTTGATGCCGCTATGCGAGTTTACACCGAGGTCTACAATGGTATATCCCGCCGCAACGATGTCGGTGAATATTTTGACAAAGCTGTTGCGGATCTTGAACTTTTAATGCCGAGCTTGAATATGTCTGGTGCTTCCAGGTGTTCCACCTATGTCAGTAGACTTAAGGTCTGTAAACAGAAGCTTTTGGCTAAAATTGCGGGTAAGGACGACAACATCCAAGGATTTGCTTTGACATTGACTGGTTCTACTGGTTGTGGCAAAACTCATCTTGCGGATGCATTGATTCCTTTGTTGCTCAAGATAAATGGTTTTCCGAGTGCTAAGAGGCATATTGTTACTCCAAACCTTGCTGCTAAGCACTGGGATAATGTTTCCAATGACACTTTTGGAATGCGTTTTGATGATCCTGATTTTCTCAAACCTGAGTTTATGGACACAACCAATCATTATATTACTAAAATTGGTCGTGTGTTGAACAATGCTGCTTATTTCTTTGAAATGGCGGACATAGATGAGAAAGGTGTCATTCTTTGCCAGGTCCTTGTGGCCATATTGACTTCAAATTCTACTGAATACGGTGTTGATTATTTGGCGCGCGAACCTAGTGCGATACATAGAAGAATTCAGTACCATGTTGACATGAAAGTTAGGCCTGAGTTTTGTAAGGTTAATTCTAATGGCACTGCCAGTACTATTATTGAACCTGACAAGGTTAAAGCCGTTTTTGGAGATGATGTTTTTCCTGACATATACATTTTTAATGTATTCGAATGTCAAGTGTTACCTTCTGCAGGCACTAAACGCAAGGTTTCATTTGACCACCCAGCCGGAATCCACCAAGAAGACAAGTACTGTTTCGCCCATGTGGGTTGGAACAGGCGTTGTCTAGATGGTGGTATGGAAGAGATTAGATTGCAAGATGTTGGGATTAAGACTTTTCTTTCTTTTCTCATTGACAGATCTGATAAGTGGTTTGCGTCGCAAAAAGAACTTCTTTTGAAGAAGGAAAAATTAGATGATATCCCAATTTGCGAAGAGTGTTCTATGCCTGAAGAAAATTGCGAATGTTACGAAGAGGCAATTTTTGGCAGTGATGACGATAGTGATGGAGTCTTGGAGGAAGATTATGTTCCCCCCGAGCCCGATGTTTCTGATGAAACCCTCGAAGATTTGCCTCATGGCCGTGTTCCGTCCGATAAGGCGTCTAGTGGCCCATATAGGTGTGGATGTTGCTTGCGTGGATATGAGCCCGGCGGTCTTTGGATTTATAAAGATGCATGTTCTGAATCCAAAGGCGTTTGTAGGCTCTGTCTCGCAACTACGCGTTTGGTGTGCACTCTGTGTCACCGCAAAACACACCAAGATGTTGGGATGAAAAGAAATCCTACACGCACGCTGCAAGCCACTAAACATTGTAAGTGTGGCATGGAAAATGAGTCCCATTTTAGACCACATTCTGGAACTTTGGACGGAACTGCGTGGATCGCAAAGGTTGTTGATAGACACATGCTTGTGTCGGGGGCTCATGATAAACTTTCTGTTGGATTGAAGGCCGTTGTCCAAGACACCATGTCCAAAACGACCACTACTTTCGTGGACGGTTTTAGATTTCTGGATGGCCATGTGCAGGACGAAACTTCCAAGTTCATTGGACTTGTTATTTACAAACTGG